GTTTTGGCTGCAATTTTTTTCGGTTGTTTAACGAATTGTTTTCCTTTTTTATTACCACTTGCTTTAGCTGCGTTAGTTGCTGATTTTTCTTTAGCTGTAAGAGCTTTCCAAGCTTTATCAGGTAAGTATCTTCGTTTGCCTTCAGATTTTTTTCCACTACTTGTTCTCCATTTTTGTTTGCTCCACTTCGAGAGTTTATTGGAGCTTGACTTAGTTCCGCTATACCCTCCACCTGCTTTCTTATATATCTTGACAGCCAATTGCATAGCTCTTGCACTGTGCTTTCCTCCCATTTTTGCTTTGGCTTGAGCTTTTGCTCTAGCCCACAAAGCAGGTTTAGTTTTCTTTGCAGTAGCCATTAAGCTTTTTGCTTATTTCTATTTGCAAAGTTTCTAGCAGATTCTACACTTCTAAAACCCCAAGCTCTAAGAGCTAAAGCTTTTCTTGTAGGTCTGCCTTTACTATCCTTCATCGGCCCTTTCATTCCTGCAAATCTTGCAGCAAAAGAAACTTTTCTTTTAAAGTTCTTTGTTCCTTTAGGTGGTGTCTTTTTAACTGGAGGCTTTAAGTTAGCACCTTCTTTTCTTTTAAAGTATGCTCTGCCTTTTGCAGTTAATCCACCTTTAGGATTCTTATGTTCTTTTCTCATTAACCAAAGAAACCTCTACCACCTGCTCTACCAAATAAAGATCTAGAACCAATAATTCCTCTAGCAACTTTATCTTTATATGTTGCTTGTTCTTTTTCTAAAGCAGCTTTTCTAGCTTCTTCAGCTTTTCTAGCTTCTTCAATAGCTGGATCTGGTTTAGGTGGTGGTGGTGGTTTTGGTTTAAATACTCCGCCCATTATTCATGCTCCTCAATATTTAATTTATCAAAGTCTTGACTTGTTAAAGAACCCATATGGCTTTCCATTTCTTCTAATAAATCATTATCAGATTCAAGATCATTCATTTCGTCAATAACTTCCTGTAATGGCTTTTTAGGTTTTGTCATTTGGATCCTTAGTTTTGTCCCAAAATGACTTATATCCAGCTTTTATCAACGCACAATAAAGCTGATAGGGAGTAAAGATATACCATTTATAAAATCCAATTAATCTCATTATAAAAGCAACGCAGGTTAAATCTTTTATTCTTAAGAGATGCCAATCATTTTTAACTGGACATCTTAGCAGCTTATAGTCTTTCAAATAGAAAAACATATCTTCTAGTTCTTTTTTAGATAAATGAGATAATCTTATTCCTGCATGGGTAAATTCTAAATGTACCCAGCAATCTATATTTGAAAAATAAGATATAGCTCCACAATGTTTAAAACCTTTTTTTAGGAATCTTAACCAATCTGAGTAAGGATGATTGGGAGATTCATAAAAATATACTAACCATTCTTTCTGAACAGATCCCATACTTTTCTTTTTGTTGGTCTTGTCTTAGCAAAAACATCCCATTCCTTTTTAGCTATTGTTGGTCTGTGTTGTGTTTTACCAGATAGAATTGTTCTACCTTCTCCAGCTCCCATCATCAAATATTGTAAAGCATCATGAACGTGTGAATATCTATTCTTTAATGGCTTCTCATCATATCGATCACCAGATACTTGAAGTCTTCGATAATGATAACCACCATTAAATCCTTTTTTAAGATTTACACATTTAGGATCTAAAACAAATCCTGGCTGTCCATCTAGTAATCTAGTTAATGCTGAATCAACAGCTTCTATTCTTAGAGCAACATCATTAGATGGTGCAGGTGTAGCTTTTAATCCGTTCTGCCTCATAATTTGAAATGGAGTTCTTTCATCTGTTTGAGATCTAAAATCTCCAGCAGGATCACCATAGATATGTACTTCGCATCCTCTATATAATTTTGCAATCTCACCTCTTAGTAATTCTGAAAATCGAATTACACCCATATCAAAACAAACTAATTCATTAACTATATTCCATTTACCAGAAGATAGTTTCTGACCAAATACAGCAGCAGGAGTTAATCCAAAGTCAACACCAATGTATATTGGTTGATGAGGATTAATCTCTAATGTTTCATTTGTTGTATGTAGTTCATGTTTAAAGTTTGGATAAACAGGTTTACCTTCTTCAATAGTACCTAATTTATTTAATACATAAACATCTATCCATCCTTTTGTTTTACCTCTAATAATATTTGAGTAATATTTTTCTGTTAAGTTTTTTATATTCTCAGCATCTTTATTAAATTCATAACCTGTTGTTACTCCATCTTTTCCTTTTTCTTCTACCATTCCAGGTGGCTGAGTATAGAAGCTCCAGTTATCTGGTTTGATTAACATAAGAGCTTCATCTCTTGAAATGTGATCTGGTACAGGAACATCACCTGCCATAATCGGCCACCAATGATCTTCTTCTGGTGCATTGGTATCTGCTATTACTCCATACCAAGTAGCACCACCATCTCTCATGCTAGGAAATCTTCCTACCCTCATTGTACAAGCATCTATAATTGATTTAGGTATTTCTCTAGCTTCGTTTACCCAAACGCCTGTTAATTCTAATGATAGTAATTTCTTAACATCTTCTGGTCTATCAAGAGCTAAGAATATAACTTCTACATCTAAATCACCTTTTAATATTCTATGAGTATAAGGTACACTCCAGGCGAAGTTTCCCCATGTATCTTCTGGAAACCAATCTAACCATGTTTTAATTGTTGTTGTTCTTAACTGTGGGTTTGTATTTCTAATGATTGCCCATCTAGATTTACGAATACCTTTTTCGTTTTTCTTTTGCATTAGACTTCGTCTAAATATTTCTATGCAACAAGCTACTGATTTACCAGATCCTACTGGCCCACGTAATCCTCTAAAGAAGTCACTCGACTTCATAAATTCTTTTATGGTTATTCCGTTTGGCTTGTAATCAAAATTAATCGACATTTGTACCTACATTTTGTTTTAACAGATTGTAGATAGTTTCTTCACCAAAAGCTTCTACAAGTTTATCAGCTTCTCTATCTGTTATCATGTGTGTAGGATAATATTTAAGATGCGTATTCTTAACTATTGTTCTTAAACGTCTTCTATCTTTTAGACTTAGAGAATTGAGGAACGACATTCTTCATCCTTTACTCGTTGTTTAATTATTTCAAGGATCTCAGTTTCCGTTCCATATTTTTCTTCAAAAGACTTCTTTGACATATGAATTGAAAACTGTCCTTGATGATGGTCATAACACAAAGGAATTACATGGAAGTGAGAAGTTCTTCTTCCCATTCCAGTTCCCTTTGGTCTTATGTGATGTAAGGCAGCAGGTCTTTCACAGACATAACATCCTAGACTTGCTACCTTGTCCATCCATTGTTTTTCTTCTTTGGTTGCCACTATTTCTTCTTTGCAGCCATTATCTTTTTCTTTAAAGCAGTAGGTAATTTATTTTGTTTACCTGTTAACTTGCTTTTGCTAGGTCTTCCTCGCTTTGATCCGTAGGTTCCTTTTCCGTAAGGCATTTTGCTTCCTCCATTGTTATTTCTTCATATGTACTTCTACATCCATCTGGTGTAGCAGCACTTGCCATTTGTATAGCCTGTATATCATTATCGGCAGAATATACAATCTCTCTTTTGAGAGTGTCATCTTTCCATATATTTACTTTGTAATTCATATATACCTCGTTATTGTTGTGAAAGGATCGTACCTTATAGATCTAAAAAAATTTTTAAAACGCACTAAGGAAGTGATTAGACTTTTCCTTGCTTATTATATTTTTTCCAGGATCTTTTCTTAGACTTATTCATGCTAGACATCTTGGGGGATTTACCAATTGACGTCTTCTTTGGTATTCTTTCGTGTGCTATAAAATCTTTGAACTTTTTTGCCATCGTACTATTTTTACCCCTGTTGTTTGTATGACTTCCCTCGTCAGCTAAAGCTGATGATTTTTGCCCCCACCCTCCGAATCTAGTCGATTCTAATGTGTGGGTGCATACCAACGCCTCACGTTAGGTCTATATTAATTTTAATATCCCCCTGTATATTGTGTGAAACTTTATCTGGTGAGCGTAATCCTACTCTATCTAGTATATCTCTACTAGCTTCTAGCTGTACATATTCGCTTCTTGCTCCAGTGGACAGCTCGATAAGTCTTTTACTCGCACTTACTGCGCCAAGTCCAAGAGTTTGTGCAATACGTTGTTGCATATACTGTTGTACCTTTGGCAATCGTAGTGTGCGAGATGCACTTACTCTCGCTGCCTCTTTGCTTCCTTTGCTTGAATATCCTGCCTTTTCGGCAGCTTCCTTGATACTACATCCTGTAGCTACGATGGTATCAACTAAAGCTTTCTGCTTGTTTGTTAGATCATCTTTCATACACTATTATCATTCTACCCTTAACTGAACGTAGTCTTGGATTTTCTTGTTGTCAAGAATTATTATTACAGTTTAGTGTCTTGCTAAACTCACAAATACTATATCTAGTATGGGCGACAAACAGGCTCTATGGCTTCGCCACTCATCCCTTCGGTATTCGCCCTTCGGGTAACGATCCTTGTCGCTTAAGCTTCGTTCCACTCGCTTTGGTGGAATAGGCATCCGCCTATACTATTGATCCCATACGCAGTTTTCTAACGAAACCACTCGCTGTTGCTCGTTACTGCTATGGGCCCCTCTATACACACGTGTTCGCGATAGTATAACAAGGAATCCCCTCATCCATTCAACAGGGCGTTATGTCCACAAGGGAACATAAGCGCCGCACCTAAAGGTGCCAAGCTGTTGATTGGCGAGTACTCCCCTTGTTAGCCTACGCGTTGCCACGTGTATGATGCACTGGTTTATAACAAGTCAAACAAAAGGAGATACTTATGGACTATGTTAAATACTATGAGTTAGTAGTTGATGAAACTAATAAGATGAGAGTTAATGAGTTGTTAACTCTAAGAGATGAAGCTATCTATAAAGGTGATACTGATAAGGTAGTGGAGTTAAATGCTGAGTTAAATCAGATAACAAAAGGAGATACATATGCACAGTAGTGAATTAAGAGAAATAGATTATTCTGAAAACAGAATAGATAGTATGGCAGAAGTATTAGATTCTGTTGATATTAATGCTGGTATGTCAGCGTTTTTCAACAGTATAATATTGCCATTTGCTGATAGCCCAGATTGGGAAAAGTTGGCAGAATGGAACTGCAATTCAATATATGGTGTATTTTCTAGACATCTTGAAGCTTGTCAGAACTCACTAGATAAAACTGTGGGTTTCTTGAAACAAGCTATGCAAGAAGATGTTGGTACTGAAATATCAACTAACAAGATTGATAAGTTGATATTCAGAAGAAATGCACAAGAGTTGAATATTAAAAGAGCTGAGATGATACTTGATGCTTTCAAGCTAAAGTATGAAACATCATTTGGTAAGAAGTATGTACCAATGAGCAAGTCAGCTTCTAAAGATGTAACTTCTAGTCAAGTTAAAGAATACAATATGGCTAGATTAAAAGAAGCATTAAGTAAATAATATAAATTAAAGCCCTGTACTCCAATTGGGGTATGGGGCTTTTTTTATCGTTAAAAGCCAATTTCCAAAAACTTCGGCGTTGGAAAAATCATTGGCGTTGCTGCCGAAATTCTAACAATAAAGGAGAAATATATGTTAAATAAATTACAAAACTGGTTAATGAATGTAGCAGCTAGATGGCTATGGGTGGCAATTATGTTGCCATTTAGAATTATTCTAGGTTTATGTTATGCAATAAGCAAACATATGCCAGAAAAGGTAGAGCTACCTTATAAGATAGTTAAGAATGATTCTAAAAAACAAGGATGGTTATAATGACTTTTATTTTACTATTACTGATTGTATTTATATTATTGTTTGGTATAAGTTTAGCCAGAGATAACTTAAAAACAATTGAACAAATTAATAGAAACATTATTCAACAGAACGAATATGAAAGGGAAATATGTCGTCATTTAAACAACAGATCTTAGAAGATATAGAAAAATTACATTTTGATTATGCTGAGTGTAAAATTGAAATGGATGAATTTATAGCAGGTATTACAAGACTTGGTGTAGATTCACCAGCAGATATAGAGGAGCATAGACTAAATGCAGAAGAAGCAAGATACGAATACAAAGTATCACAGCATCAATCTAAATTCTAAAGAAGTATTTCAATTAAAAGAAATATTAGAGCTATATCTACTAGAAAAAGAAACTTTAAATTATTTAGATACAAAAAAAATCAAAGGCTATTCACTTTATATGAAAGTCAAAAATTTGATTGCTTTGTATGACTTAGAGAATCCTATTACAGAGGATTAGTCGTTACTTCATAACGCTCCCTCCCTCTGTCTAAACACTAAGTTTAGCGTTGCACTTAGGGGATATAAGCAACGCACATAGCTATCCCAAGAAAGAGATAGCTAACAGAAAGAAAGAAAGATTCGAAAGAGGTATAAATGGCACATATCAAAAAACATTTAGAAAATCTACGCACAAATTTAAATAATTTGCTGCCGAACTTATTTAGCTTTGCTAAGTTTAGTTTGATTGCAATTATGTCAGGTATTATCTGGCTTTTGCATTGCATAGGGTGGCTTGTAGATATAGGGGTACACTATGCAAAGTTTATTAAATCAGAAATAAAAGGAGATAAGAATGGCTAATTGTTATTATCATTCGGTATCATCAGTAAAAAAATGGGGTGGTAAAGTAGAAGACTACCAACCCATACATGATTGGATGGATGAAAGTAAAAAACTAACTACGCATTTTGCACATAGATTATTACGTCATCATGCCGAAGGCTGCTTTGCTGCCGAAAAAGAATTTGGTCATACTATTACGAATAGCGATAACAAAGCTATTCCGGTACGACTAATTGTAGAGAAACATATTATCGAAGATCTAGGATTTATTCCTAGCTTTGATGATTGGATTAAAAACGTAAGAATAGCATCATGGATGCGGAAAGGACAACATAAGTTATGATAGCACATACAATTGATTTAGTAGGTGAGTTTAAAGCTTTACCAACTAACCACGAACAATGGTGGGAAGAATATAAAAAAGGTGAAAAGTTTGCACGATTAATTAAAAAGAAAAACGCATTACCTTTAAAAGAAATCTACAAAAAAATGTATGAAGATGGAATACATTATCTTCAATTACATTTTGAAGGTGGACATGACGAAGGTGGATTTGATGGAGATTTTGTATTTCTTGATGAAGATAAAAATCCAATGACTATCAAAGACCTTAGTAAATATAGTCCAACAGGATGGGTAGATGAATATACTCCATTGGAGTACACTATTGATAAAGGTAAAAACAAAATTACTCAAGTATTTGAGTATCGAAATACTAACTACTCAGATGTTAAAGTCACTCAAGATTGGCTTGTAAACAAATGGTATGAATTTGGATTCTTAGAAGAATGGGGTTCATTTGCATTTGAAGGCAATGTTTATGGTGAAGTTATAGTATCAACAAAAGATGGATCATATAATGTTGATGCCAATGAAACATTTGAACAATATGAAAGTAAAGACTTCGAAGGGAAAATGTTTGATGAATAAAAAAGAACAAAAAGAATATATGAATTGGGTTAATAGTTTTGCTAATCAAAAAACTGTTACCAATAAACAAACCAAAACCAAAGGAAAGAAAAATGAAACCAATAAGAAAGAACGAGCTTGAATACCTTGATAGACTTATTAGTGATAAGTTTAGAGATAGAAGACAAAATATGCAATCAGCTATTGAATCTGAAACTCAAAAACAAACTACAAAAAACTATAAAGGTTTTGTAGAGAAATTAGGTATTAAAGCACAAATCAAAGCTTTTAAAGAAGCTGAAGATAAACTTAATAAATTTGTTAATAATAAAGAAGTTTATCAAAACAAACTAGAACGAGCTAAATACAAAGCAGCTAATGAGCTACAAGAAAAATTAAGATCATGGGCTAGTGTTCGTGATTGGAAAGATAATTATAATGGTAGGTATGAGCCTGGCATTAAAAATTATGAAGATATAGAATCTTGTTTGAAAAATGTTTGTAAACAAGAAACTGAGAAATCTGTAGCTAAACTTCCTAAGTTTAAAGTTAAACAAGAACTTGAAATGTTAGAAGAACAAGCAAGAAATGTATTATACTCTGGTAGAGATATTATGGATGTTTGGAAACATTTAGGTCAAACATTCAAAGATTCTGGTGTACCAGTAGCAGCTCCAAAAGAGTTTTTACAAATAGAAAGTAAATAATGGATATAGATAAAGAAATAAATTATCTTGCCGAAACTGATACTACCTTTGCTGAACATATGGCAGAGGTAGAGTATCAGCGAGATATGGTTAAACATTACAAAGGTAGTTATGTAAACCAATCTGATAAAGCTGTATCAAAAGCTATTGAAGATTTTTACGCTTCCGAAAGTTATGTTAATTCAATTAAAACAATTAATGCTCTCAATATAGATCTTCTTAAATTAAAAAATAAAAGAAGAACTGCTGAAATGAAAATCGAAATATGGAGAACATTAGAAGCATCAAGGAGAAAAGGTAATGTCTGAACTATACATATTTGTTGGTAAACAAATTAAAGAAGCTAGATTTAATAAACATAAAACTAGAAAAGTAACACAGCAAGAATTAGCAAATGAATTAAAAGTAACCTTTCAACAAGTTCAAAAGTATGAAAGAGCTACTAATAAAATTCCATTAGAAAAACTATTAATTGCATCTATGTTTTTAAATAAACCTATGTCTTATTTTATACCATTGCATATGCAGTATTATAAAAATCCAGATATAGAATTAACACCTGCTGACACAGATCCAGATGTACAAGAATTTATGGCATCAAAGGCATTTGTTTAAGCCCATAAAAGCATAAGTATCTCCGACTAGTCAATTATGCGAAGTGGGGAAAGCAATAGTGAGTACCCACTATATATAGTTGACAGCTGCCGAAATATACATATACCTAGTAATTATGTCAAATAAGGCACTAGGTGAACAATTTCATAATCAAGTAATTCCGCAATTTGTTGCGTTAAGAAAGAAACTTGGAATTTCACAATTAGAAATGGATGAGATACTTGGAGTTGCTAAAGGTCTTGTATCAAAATGGGAATGTGGTATAAGAAAACCAAGTGGTTGGTTATTCTGTTGTTGGGCAGAATCACTAAATGCCGAAATTGTAATAAAAGAAAAAGAGGTAACAAATGACAGTTAATCCAGATGTTGAGTTAAATGACTTAACAGATGATCCTATAGTTAATCAAGTAGTAGATCTCATTGTTAAACGACACATACAAGGTATGGAAAAGTTTGGTAAAACAATGGCAGATAATGAAAGACCAATTAATGAATGGGTAGATGAAACAATTGAAGAATTGTTAGATGCTATTCATTACTTAGTCAAAACTAAAACTATATTTGATAAGTTCAAAGCTGATAATAAAAGGTTAAAAGCAGCTCTTGAAGTTTTAGAAAAAGGATCATTCAAAAATGAAGAAACAAAAACCGAAAGTTCCAGTTGATTATACTGCTTACCATGTAAGACAACAAGCATGGTACATGTCTTTACTTAAGTTTTACAACACAATAGAGTTTGATGAAAAAAAATATATTGAGTTTGCTAAAAGATTATTTGACAATAAAATAGACAAAGAAACTTTAACACAATTAGATAAACTTAGGAGAAAGCATAATGATCTTGAGAAAAAGAAATGGCAAGAAATCAAAAAAAAAGGTGCAACGAAACTCGCAATTGCCTTTAGAAATGTTATTACAAAAGGACAAGGAAAGATTAATTGAACATTTAAAATTTATAAAGTCATGGAAAAAAAAAGCAGAAAAAGAGTTAAAACAATTAAAAGAGTAAAACAACTAACAGGCTATTATATAGACTACAGTGGAAAGGTAACAAAAATATATGAAGAAAGATTTCGACAGGAAACAAGGTATAGGTGGCAGTGATGCTACAAGATTATATCAAGGTAATTGGTATGAGCTTTATCAAGAAAAAATAGGTGAAAAAGAATCAGATGATTTATCTGATGTACTCCCAGTACAAATGGGAATACACACAGAAGATTTTAATATTCGCTGGTTTGAAAAACAAACAGGCATTAAAGTTCTTAAGAAACAATTATTCATTACTTCAAAACAATATCCTTTTTTATACTGCAACATTGATGGTGTCTTAAAAGAAAAGAAAGCATTATTAGAATGTAAACACACAAATGCTTTCAGTAACGAAGCCAAGACAGCAGATAAATATAAAGCTCAGATACAACATTATCTTATGATTTATGGTGCAAGTAAAATGTATCTATCTATATTTTTTGGCAATATGAAATATGGTTTAGTTGAAGTTTTACCAGATAAAGAGTTCCAAGAACAACTTCTTGCTGCCGAAGTATTATTTTGGCATATGGTAGAAACCAAAACTCCACCACCAGATTTTGTAGATTTTAATAACTTTGATAAACAACTTAAGGAACACAACAATGGAAGACAAATTATACCCATACTTACCAGGTAGTCAAAACGTAGATACGTCAATAGAAGCTGCTGAATTAATTAAAGAAGGTGCAGAAACTATACGTAAAAAAGTATTTGATGTAATAACTAATAAGGGTAACTTTGGAGCTACTGCTGATGAGATAGCTGATTTATTAGCGTTATCACCATTTACAGTTAGACCTAGAGTTACTGAGTTATTTAAACAAGATAAAATTGAACGCAAAGATAAACGTAAAAACTCTAGTGGTAGAGCTGCATATGTTTATATTGTAAGTAAATCATTCGTAAACAATGAATATACAAAGAAAGGAACGTAATGGGAAAACCAATAGACAGTAGAGCATTAGCTATACTTAAAAAATTAAATCTTGATCAAAAAGATAGTCAAGGACAATACAAAGCATTGTGGGATTGTCATGGTACTTGGGTAATGTATCATAGATATATTGAACAAGCAGGTGCAGAAAATGGTATTCTGTATGAATATGATGAGATAGAAAAAGATTCTGCAAATGGAGTTGTAGTTGTTAAATGTACAGCACAAATGGAAAAAGAAGATAAGAAACATCAAGTAATATCTTATGGTGAAGCATCACCTAAGAATACTAAAAATTCTTATCCATATGCAATGGCAGAGAAACGTGCCTATGACAGATGTGTTTTAAAGTTATTAGGCTTACATGGTTTTGTTTATTCTGAAGATGAAATGCCAGAAGAAAAATTACAAAAAGGTAGAGCATCTAATAAACTTGCTAGTAATATAAAAATCATAAACCCAAAGGAGTTAAAAAATGATAAATAAAGTAATATTAATTGGAAGACTTGGAGCCGATCCAGAAATTAAACAAACTAAGAAAGGTGATAAGTTTTGCAATCTATCTTTAGCTACAAACAAAAAGTTTAAAGATAAAGAAGGCAATTGGGCCGAAAAAACAACTTGGCACAAGATTGTAGTATTTGATCCTAGACTTGCTGAGAACATGGAAAAGTATGCTAAATCCGGTTCTCAATTATATGTTGAAGGTGAATTAGAAACTAGACAATATAAAGATTCTAATGATCAAAACAGAATTGTAACAGAGGTAGTTGTACCTCGATTTACAGGCAGTATTAGATTGGTTGGTGATAAGTCATCTACTAAGACAGCAGGGAATATCCCAGCATCTAGTGGTGATGATTTTGACGATCAATTCTAATAGGTTAAGTTAATCTACCTATATGGGCAAGTCCCAGATAAATGTTTAACAAAAAAGTAGTTAGTAAAATAACTATTCTTGTTGTGTGCTGTAGGCGTATGAATAAAACTTTGGATTGAGTGCGCCTACAGTTAAAAAAATTTCATCTAGAGAAATAGGTAAGTCAGAACCTGTTATGAAAGAAGTTTAAATGTACTGCGCTTTCAAGCTAAAGTCCTGCAATAATAAGCATCAAGTAGTCCAGTAAGGTTAAATAGTAATATACGCCTGTCATGGTTTACTCTACTTGGTGCTTACTTTTTTTTAGTGAGGTGTCAGCTACCGAAATTCATACTACATTCTATGTATGAAAACTATATTAAGTCTAAAGCAAATCTTTAAAGATAGAAAAGTATCTAATAATGAAGTCGTAGATGCTTATGATAATATTGCTGATGCTGTAACTGTAGATCTACTTAAAGGTAAAAGCATAGACGCAGCTCAAGTTGCTTTGGTATCTAATGTAATGAGCATAGCAAATAGCTATAAAGGTAAAAAATTTGCTATAGATTTATTACAAGGAGCTTTAGCTGAGCTAGAATCTGAGCATTTTGTAGAAACAGGCAATAAGCTCTCTTAGAGCCACGTATATAAGCATTAGCTTAATTAGGTATGTTGGTATCAAAATAGGTTAGAATCGCTAAAATTAGTGCTCTTAGAGCGTTTTAAATCATCTTCTTTCATACATTTATAGTGTCCTTTAGTCTTATCAGCAAAAGCTACAAATGATTCTGTATTTACCATATTCTTACCACAATATTTACAGGGCCCAATTTCAATTTCAATTTGAACTGGTCTGTTCCAAGATTTCTTTTTCATCTATTCCTAAAAAATATTTTGAATTATATTTAACAGCTCTAGCATCATGTTTTTTTCTAAACTGTGTTTGTTTATTTTTAAACTCTAAAGCTTGTTTTTCTGATTCAAATAATACATTAGTAAACATTTCATATTTACCATCTCTATTCCAAATAACACACCACATTATTTATTTATTAATTGATCCATATGATAATATATTCTACCTACTACTTTATCAAAGTCTAATAATTCTTGCTGCATCATAGCTACTACAGTTTGCAATTCAATTAAAGTAACAAGTACCCAAGTACTTAATCCAATTAATATAGTTCCAAGTAATCCTATTAATACTGAATTAATTTTTGCTCTTGTCATTTTTTTTATATTTTTTTTTAGGAAAATTAAAAGTTAATACCTCATCAACTTTTTCAAATTGTCTATCAATCCAACTAAAAAAATTATATAAAAATCTATCTATCATTTCTTTTTAAATAAATCCATTCCAGGCTTAAGACCATAAATGCTACCGAATATTCCTAGTACTAACCATTTATAAAATTCTGGGAAGTTATTAAAATATTCAAAGAACATATCTAGTTTTTGTTTAGCTTGTGGATCTCCACTAAATACACTCCAAGCTAAAACCACTATAGGCAAAACTACAATAATCAAAACTAGCTCGTCTTTCCATCCTTGATTATTATTTGCCATAACAGCTTTCTTATATTCAATCTCACCTGCTGCCATCTTAGCCATATAGTTTTTTTCTGCTAAAGATTCTAACTGCTGAGCTTCTTTTTTATTTTTATAAATAGCTGCCGCAGTTTTAACTCCAGTAGATAATAAACTAAACCACATTAGTATTTCCACACGTTAGGTCTTACTACATACTTTTGATCAACATCAACAGTTAACCAATCAAGATGAGTAAATGTTTTTGCTATACCAATACCTGTAGGTTTTGGATCCCAATGTAATGCAAAGTCTAATAACTTATATTGTAATTGTGGTGATGTAGATATATCAACTGCCATACCTGTAGTGTGTGGCCCATCTTCACCAGTAGAAGAAACTTTATTATTATGTTCTGCACATCTGTATGCAGAATTAATTTTAACACCTTGTTGGACATAATTACGCCACGCCTGGCAAAAATCTAAAACTATTTCAGAAATTTTTAATTGCTTACAACATTTGCAATAAAACTCAGTACTACTAAAGTTAGGATAATTAGTAAATGCAGCGCCATTAGTTATCATATTGTTTTTCAAGCCTATCCATTGATATAAACTGGCTTTCTTGTATATGATTATCCCAGATACCGAGTTCAACAATACCCCAAGACCAACCAGTTAGGTTTAGCTTAGCATACTCCTCAACATGGTTATAAGGCAACGCACAACCTACATTAACTACTCTGACATAATTCTTATCTCCAATCTTTGGAGCTTTCCAATCTCTAAATTTATGAGTGTGTCCGAATACAATATCATTAGTAGCATCATTAGCTATTTGTACTTCGCAATTTTTACCACCATATTCTTTACCCATTATATTTAATGGACAGTGTGTAAATGATACACCCCCTATAATTTTAAATTCACCATACTGAGATCTTTTCCAATTACGATTATCAAAAGAATCATGTAATTCTTTTTTCATCATACCTGCTATTTCTGGTATGTTTTCTTCAAACTTATAAACACGCTGCTCATGATTACCAAATGTAATATGTCTAGGGATTCTATTATTATCTATATATTTATCTAATATATCTATAGAACTTCTTAAAGATTCTATATCTACCATAAAAGCATCTTTAAGCTTACCAGCTTGAGTATGATTTTTTTGAAAAAAACTTAGACTATCAAATGAAGCCCAATCACCTATTTGAATAATATAATCTGGTTTAACAGATTTAATATATTTACCCATCCATTTAAAACGATCTTGTTTTATATGTGGAGAATCATGGGCATCGCCTATGATTATTATTCTATGACCTTTAAACACTATCTGCTTCCTTACAAACAAATTTTGTTGCTAACTTCATATTGTTAACATCTTCTATGTTTTGTTGTGTAAGAAAAGTTATAGAGTAATCATATGCTGCATCAACGCACTGTTTCCAATTAGGATATAATTTTTGATGTTGTATTGGAGGAGAACACTCGTTATATAAAAAAGTACAAACCCATATGATTAGGGTAAATTTCATTTAAAATTTAAATAGCCTAAAATTGTTGCTGCTAATCCTCCTAAAAAAACTAACACAGCTACTATTCCTTTTCCTTTTGAAACACTATCTTGTAATGTATCAACTTTTTTTTCTAGTCTTTCAATTGAAGTTAATAAATTTTTCATTCTTTCAGCACATAATTTTTCATGAGCTGATAATCTTACACCTGCTGCTATTTCTGGATAAGCTTTTGATGTAATCTTTTTTTTAGGCATTA